CTTCATCTACCAAATTAACTGCATCAGTTTGTGTAGATATAGCATCTCCATCATCATCTACTAATAATAGGGCACCTCTAGTATAATCCTCCCCATCAATAGTAGCAGATTCTTGAGCCAGATAAATACCAGGATTAGAATATATTAAATATAATACGTTAGTACCTGCAGGCAGAGTCACTTCTCTATCTAATATTATACTAGTAGTAGATTGAGTTCCTGTACTTGAAAGTCGCCCACTTTTTTCAATATTGAATGCATTATGATCTTGTACATTAACTATATCTCCTGGACGAATAAAAGATGCATTAATACCTGTTGAAAATGATACAACTTCTGTTTCTTGAATGTCTGTAGCAAGGTGCCATAATCCAAGTCGTTCTGCTTGCCCTCCAGAAGTACAACCAAAAGCCACTAAATCTTTTTGTACTGTTTTCTTTTGTGCTATAACATTAGCAATATCTTCTACACTAACTACTGTCTTTTTAAACATTTCTTTAGGATTATTCCAAGTAACATTCACTTGATTAGTTCTAGCTCTTTGTCCTGTATAAGTATACTCAAACATTCCATCTACAACATTACCTTGAGTAAATGTATAAATAGCTTCTTTAGGAGAATCTTGAATTAACGTAATTTGTCCATCAATCCATGCCATCATACTTCTAAATACTGAAGCTAAGTCTTTAAGTACTTTATAAGCTTCCTGTCTAGAAGCTAAATAAACATTACAAGAGAATCTGGGTTCTTGACCCCCTTTTCCATCCGGTACAAGCTCATCACAATATCTAGCTATTTGATATAAACCATACTTATCTATATCACTTTCTTCGATAAACTCTCCTAATCCAAAATCTTTATCTGTAAGTATATCATAAAATATCCAAGCAGGATTATTGGTATATACTTTATTAAAATTAGGAGTATTTGTAGATAAAGTTTGATCTCCTCTAAAACTTCCATTCCAGGGTTGATATCTTATCTCAGTATTGCCCGAACTTACATTCCTATTATAACCCGCTGCGGTAGTACCCAACTCTTCTCTAGTAAAATAGTTTGTAGGTACTTTAATTTTTTTACCTCTAATATGGTAGCCCCTTTTAGGTGGGGAAGAAAAATCTTCCGCAGAAAAAGTAACTACACAATAAGCTGAGGTAGGATATGATAAAGTATCCATAATTTGGCATTCTACTGTTTTAATTCGTGCCATACCGCTAAATGTATTATCACTTCTAGTATAATCAGAAGCACTATCGGGACTCATTCTTCTTATTTGTACTTGCCATTCATCAAAAGGTTGAAACTCCTGTAATCCCATATCAAATTGAGATATAAAAGAAGAAGAAGAATTATATCTCTTAATTAAACCACAAGTTAAATCATCAGTACTCGATATTACACGACTATTATCCTTACCTGCTTTATATGCATGATCTCTAGCAAACAGTTTTTCTCCCCTTTGCCACCATGGTGCGGCAGCTGAAAAATCAGAAGAAGTGCCACCACTATAGTCTTTACCAAACATTAATTCATATTGCCATTCGGAATCTCCAGTTTGTTTATGTTTAAATATTATTTGAAACTCAGCGAAAGTTTGCACGTCTCCGCCCATATCCCCAATATGTCTAAGACCTGCAGGAAACTCTATGTTTACTTTAATTCTATCTATCTCTCCAGCAACATTTTGTGCAAAGTTTTTACCTGCAGAATTAATATAAGTTGGAGAAACGCCTGAACCGCCGCCCCCTTTATTACTCCATTTTAATTCCGTTCCATCTCCAAAAATAAAAGAAGCAGAAGGGGCCCCTCTAGTATCCGAATGTGCATCCTGATCCCTTTCTCCTTTATGCATAGACCAACTAGCATAATTAAAGTTTGTTGGGCCAATGTCCGAGTGTGCTACAGTTGCTGGAGACAGCCACACATCAATACCACTATGGGATCCTGTTTTGAAAGTAGTACTATCTAAAGTAGCTACAGTTTTATCTTCATTAAGAGAAACAATTGTTTTTATTTCATCTATAGTTATAATATCCGTGGTGGCAAGTGTTACATCCCATACCGGAGGTGTAATAATTAAGTTTTGAGTAGATGCACTAGGATCTATAGTAAAACTCTTAATAACTCCTACATAATCTCCACCTTTTTTACCTTTATTTGGAATTCTTATTTTCCATTGAATATAATCCTTGTCCCTAGCGCCACCAATACTGGGCATACCATTATATCTTAATAGATGTTTGGCCAAAAATACAGGCGATCCGCTAACATAGGGAATCGTAATATTATTATACAAATACCCCGCTTTGGTTGCTGTTCCATTTCCTAACCCAGTCCCTTGTACTGCAGCTGTAAATGTACTACCTACACTATAAGTTTGTGGACTGCCACTAGTTCCTGCTATAGTATTCCAGTTAGTATTGGTAGTAGTCCCTAAATTTGTAATAGAGTATTTTGTGTCAACTTCAAAAGATCCTGCAGTTACGTGCACTAATGGGTATAACGGCCCAAAATTAACTAAGGAAGGAACTGTAGGACCAAATTCTTTAATACCAACATATCTAGTTCCATCACCAAGAGTTACATTTTTAAACAGGCTAGCATGGGTAATAGTTGTTACTCCACTAATAGTAGCTATAGCAGCCGTCTTACTGGAGCCAGCACTAAATATTTGATTTTGATCGAGTGGAAGTATGGGTGTATCGTTTAGATAAACTCCTGATCCTGTTCCTACTAGTCCATCTATTTCTCCTGCAGCTATTAAATCATAAATAGTGCCTATTTGACGGGTAGTAGTATTTTTTGTATTTGCCATAAATATCCTCTCTAATGATAGTCAAAACCCCAAGATTGCTCCACAGTAGCATCAGGATTAGTAATAACTATCGGGTTGTCCCAGTCGGTGGCATCAATGGTTGTGCCGGCCCCGCTGCTTTTATCAGCTATTTGAGTGGGGTTACAGGTTAGTGACCCACTTCCTCCTATAGGAAGATACGATTGACTTATAGGTGCTCCACCTACTATAAGTTCCCCATAAGCTAATGGAACAGGAAACCCTTGAGTTATGGCATTAGTTGGCCCATCAAATAGATAAGATTCGTCTGTGTTTTTATCCACTTCTGGCCCTGGTGCCATGATTTGTGCTAGACCTGTCATAGCTAAATTAGTTGCTATAGCTGCTACCATCATTCCTGGTGTAGTTAAAGTTGCAGCCGTTGCTGCAGTACCCCCTGCAGTGGTCCAACCAGTCCCTTGTACTGCAGCAGTGCCAGGATTCATTAATAAAGTGGAAGTACCGGGCAGAAAAAAAGATGCTACAAGTAACGCTGCAAAAAGTAATTTTCCTCCACCAGATTTTGAACCCGCAGGGACTTCAGTAATTATTACATCGTCATCATTTAATGAAATTAATAATTCTTCCTGATAATCTAAAAACTCTCCCCCTCTTTTAATCTCATACTCAACACCCGCTTCTGCGGCATTTAATATATGTTTTCTAAAACCTGGAGTTTGACATTCAATAAGTTTAAAAATATCACGTATATTAAAGCAGTTTGTATGCCAAACTTCTCCAAATTGTGCTATATTTCCATTTAAATGAACTGTTTGCATTATGCTTCCCTTCTTACGAACCTTGTTACGTGTTGTTTCCACCCTGAATATAAAGACTCTCTACAAGATAATCTATTAATAGCATGGTGCATAAAAATATCTTCACCTAAATATATACCACAATGATTAGGTACATTACAAAATATATTAAATATAATACCATCATGTTTTTGAGGTTGTTCTACCTCTACAAACCCAAAAGACTCAAATAAATCATCAAAATAATTTAAGCCTTTATCGTACCAATTATCCTCAAAAAGTATAGTAGGTAAATTAATATCTAACTCTTGTTTATAATAATCTCTAACTAAAGAGTAACAATCATTTTCTCCAAATTTATAATCTCTGCCAATCAAAGAATTTTTTAATTCCTTTGGTGTATACACATACTTCTCAAAATCTGGTACTGAATAAATATGATAAGGTATACCTAAAAAATCACTTATCTTCTTATCATGCTCACTAGGTTCCGGCGAAGCATCCGGATGACTATGTACTATAGCGTATATGTCTCCTGTTATACTAGCCTTTATATAATCACTTGCAGATATTACAAAATCTTCTTCTGGATTTTCTGCTGTATTATTACAAGGAATCCAATGTATTTTTCCTTTCTTGTTTACTAATAACCCGCAACCTTCCTCTGGATAACTAAAACCTAAATGTTTTAAAAGTTCTTTATCGTCTTTGTAGTGCACCTGGGAAACCTCCAAAAGGTAAAGACACATTACTGTCTGTAGCTATTAATACATGTGGAGTGCTTGTATCAGTTTTAGCATGAAATCTTTTCTTACACGCAGGTAAATCTTTATTACAAACATCTCCTTCTGTCCAAGAAGCTCCCTCAACAGGAGTAACACCAGTAACTGAATTTCTTTTTACTTGCCATAACTTGCCTCCTGAGGTAACATATTCATTATATCTTTTATCTGTGTAACCTATATACTCTGTACTGCTACTGTAAACACGATGTACGCGTAATCTTCTCCAATTAGAGTTATTATCTGCCGGATTATCCGTAGTAGCTGTAACTGCTTGCCAATATGAAATAGAAGAATTACCTATACTCTTACCTCCTGTTGAAGTTA